TGGTTTCTTATGGGATGATGGTTTAGGATGGGATGTTGATGTCCTTATTCCTACATTATCAATGGTGTTTGAAGGTGGTGATGCTCCTGGATATGGTCTTGATGCTTATGGAGAAGATTATGGAGGAGGAAGGCCCACGAGACTAGAACAATTATATCCGTGGACAGCTAGATATAAGTTAGCAAAGCTTCGTTTCTATGGAGATGCTACTAAATCTTTGCAGTTTATTTCAATTGTAATGGCCTACTTAAAAGGCTCACCAAGGAGAAGTTAAATGACAAGTGCTGTTGATTCCACAATCCCAACAGACAATTCTAAAGCTGTTAAGGCAGAATTTCGTGCTCAATTCTTAACGATTAAGAATGAAATTAGTGCCTTACAAAAGAGAACTGGAGTTGCTGGAGCAAAAGCTTTCTACAATTTTGTAGATGCTGATGATCTTGCTGATGCAGTTAGAGTACAACATTCATTACAATTAGGCCCACTACCACAAGACCTAGCTTATGGTCGAGTAACTTTATAAAGGAAATATACTATGTCTGATCAAATTGGCGTTCTTGGCGAAGCTACGGTAGCCACTGCTGCAACCACTACTGTGTATACGTGTCCTGCGGCAAAAGCTGCTAGAGTTAAAATCATGTGGGCAGGAGCTTCTCATGGTTCAACTGGCAGTGGTGATTTAACAATTACTGTAAATGGAATTAATGTCGCTGTAATAATTAATATGACAGCCGCAAGGTTCTTACATTCTAACAGTACCTTACTAGTTAACCCAGAAACTGCTGCTGCACCTACTGGAGCAACTGCATTGTTAACTGCGTCTCCTGCTCCATTTGAATATTTCTTATCTGCTGGTGATACTATTACTTATACAATTGGTACACTAACAATGGTATCAATGAACATGCAAGTTGTGGGTACTGAGATTGACGTTTAGGATGAACTATGACGACTAAAACAGCCAACTACAATTTCAATCTAATTGACTTTGATAAGATACCTTGGGGCGATGAAGATCACAATAACTGGCATGTTGTTGATGCTCTATTGGCTAGATTTCTAGCTATTAGTAATATTAAGGGTGTTTGGGAAAATGCCTTAGCTGTTACTTTAGGTGAACGGTATATTGACTCTGATTTAGATACTATCTATGAAGTTTTAGTATCTCATACTACTCCTAGTACTGGTACATTTTCTGCTAGTAGATCTGCTGTGTCTTCTAATTGGCAAAGTGTAACTGTTGATGCAACAAATAAAGGTCTTTATGCTCAAGGTACAGCATACAATCCCAATGACTTTGTTGTTGATGGTGGTAGATATGGGATTGTTCAAAATATCTATACATCAGATAACATACAAGCTACTGTTACATTATCTTATGATGCTGATGTAACAGCAGGAAACATATTAACTCTTATTGATGCTTCAAGTCTTATAGCAGCTACTCATAGTACGAACACAGTATCTACAGGTGGAACTCCAACTGCTACATATAATGCTGCAACTGCTACGTTTGACTTTGGACTTGTTACAGGAGCAACAGGAGCTACTGGTGCTGCGGGATCTGATGGATCTGATTATACTGCCGACGCAGAACTAAATGCAATTGCTGGCCTAACGAGTGCCGCTGGTAAGATGATTGAGTTTACTGGAAGCGGTGCGGCCCAAGTCATAACAGTAACTACAGCAGGAAAGGCTTTAATAGATGATGCTAACGCATCGGCACAAAGAACAACTCTTGGACTAGCTATTGGATCAGACGTACAAGCGTTTGATGCTGACACGCTAAAAGCAGATACCAGTGACACACTTTCTGGTGGCTATGATTACACCGCAGACGCTGATGGAACTAAGACGACCGGCACCTACACTCCAACTTATGCTGGTGGGAATGTTAAGACAGTAATCAACGGGGGCGCTCATACTATCGCGCCTCAAAGTGGCAACGGTGTTATCTTGGTACAATATACTAATAACGGATCGGCGGGGACTCTCACTACATCAGGATTTGATAAAGTCTCAGGCGATAGCCTTACGACGACCGATGGAAATGACTTCCTATGCCAACTTACAGTCGTTGGTGCATTTTCTAATCTGCATGTTACGGATGTATCCTAATGTTCTTAATGTCAGTACCGAGTGTATCCCCGCCCCTTGAAATCCCAACCACTGCTTTAGTGCATCACTTCCGCTCAGACTTAGGTGTTACTGATTCAAGCGGCGTAACAGATTGGGAGGATCAAGTTGGATCAAGAGATTTAGCTGAAGGCACAAACAAACCGGCGCTGGTTGCAAGCCAAATTGACGGCCATGCGTCAATCAGATTTGACGGAACAAACGACAAACTGCAAGATAGCTCTGGAAATTTGGCGCAGAACTTCCATTTATTCACGGTCCTTAATCAAATATCGTGGAGTGGTGGCAAACACATCATAGGAGAGACGACGGACGTTTCTAATCCAGCCTTGGAACAAGCCGGTTCATCGCCGAACATTAAAGTTAATTCAAGCGGTACACAAAATACTGCGGCAACTATTGGCGACTGGCATCTTGTCGGCGTATTTTTCAATGGATCGTCATCTTATATTGCGGTTGATGGCACTGAGTCAGGTGTTGCTGGAGATATAACTGCAGCTTTTAGTGGTGGCTTGTCCATAGGGTGTCGCGGGGCAACGGCATTTGCTAACGTCGAATTCGCTGAGATCGCTATTTACTCGTCGGAAAGAACGAGCGCGGACTTGGCCGGAATAGAAGCGTATTTTGCGGATCGCTATCCTTCAATCGATATTAGTTAGTAGGAAAAGACAATGGATATTTTAATCAAAACATCAGACGGTTCCGAGGTCCAACGGTGGCCTACTCCACCTGGAAGAGTTGATATTCCCAGCACGAAAGATGTCGTCTTCCCAGGAGCTTCTTCGCGGCCCATTGATATTGGTTCAGACCATTTCTTAGCTACAGCAACGGTGGTCAATGAAGATATAACTGATGGTAAAAAGCGTGGGGCTGAAGTTTTAGCTGTTGATGGCAAAAGTGTGACGGTAACACGTACTGCTGTTGACAAAACGGCTGATGATCTTTCGGAAGATAGAGAGGCCGCACGTGTCGTGGCTTACGGCTCTGTTGGCAGTCAATTAGATATGCAGTATTGGGACGGTAAAAATGGAACAACTGTTTGGGCAGATCATATTGCGACTGTCAAAGCAGCTAACCCGAAGCCGTAAAAAAGTAAAATGGTCGATCCTGTTACAGTAGGTATGGCGATAGGAGCCGCTAAGTTGGCGGTCAAAGCTTGCTCGGATATCAAGGCAATCTCTAAAAGCTTGGACGTTCTTTTTGAGGCTTCGGACAACAACAACCAGAATAAAAAGCCCAGCACTGAAATGCAAAAGGTGTTGAAAGAACGAACCGGTGAAGACGGTGACATCGATGAAACATCAATTGCAAGTGTTGCTAATGATGTTTTAGTGCAAAAACAAAACGATTTAAATTTAGTGCTGCTTGGTAAAGAGATTGATAAAAAATTTGGCTTTGGTAGTTGGGATGAAATTTTAGTTGAGAGAGAAAAGCGCAAGAAGCAAAAGCTCATCGACGAGAGCAAGGCGAAGATTGCCGCTCGTTTTGTTGATGAGTTGGATCAACGTAAACCAAAATGGGTTCAAGCTCTACTGATCGCGCTGCAAGCGGGGGTAGTTGTAGGAGCCATCTTTGGCATTGGTTACGTTATATTTATTAATCGGTGTGTCGAGGGTAGATGTTGATGGATAGTGCTATCGACTTAAGGCTTTTGCTTTCGCTGGGGGCCATCCTCGTCTCTGTCGTGGCGGCATCAGCTATTGTAAAACAGAAGCTTTCCTCGGTGATTACTAAACTTGACGATTTGCAAAAGGACTACGAATCAAGGTTACGCGCCCTTAACCATCGAACAGACAAGCAGGAAAATCTTATAGACCTATGTCGTCAGAAGACAGATGTGATTGGTGAAATTTTGTCTCCAAAAGAACTGGCGAAAATCAATAGAGAGAGTGAGCGACTGATCGTACTTACGGAGAGTAACTCTCTACGGATTTCCAAATTAGAGTCGTTACATAACGGAAGGCATCCAAGTCAGTGAATATTTATGGCAAGACATCTACAGCAAGGCTCGAAACCTGTTCCAAGATTTTGCAGGCTGTCTGTCAAGAGGCAATTAAACGAACACCGTATTTCGCTGATCGAACTCGGGAACTCGTAGTTCCAGACCTCATCGTAATCTGTGGCCACCGCACAGAGGAGGAACAACAGCGAGCTTTTGATAGCGGCATGTCAAAGGTGCAATGGCCGAACTCTAAACACAATACAGACCCGTCAATTGCTGTAGATATCGGCCCATATATCAAAGACTTACCGGGCCATATTCCGTGGGGTACTAAAGATATATGGAAGTCACTTCATTCGTTGATGATGGAGGTTTCCGATGATCTTGATATCCCCCTACGGTCTGGGATAGACTGGAACAATAATGGCGTTTTCGTCGATGGTGACCCCACCGAATCATTTTGGGACGCGCCACATTATGAATTGAGGTTTTAGATGCTGAGATTATTAATGGGCAACCTGTCGTCGGCTCAATCAGGCGCCCGCCAATTAGGCCAGTTATTCGTGTGGCTGATTTTATTCGTACTCGCCATGTACACTTGGGCTATCTTTTTTGCCGACCCTAAGAGTGTAACTGCATTTAGTAGCTCAGTCGTAGGAATCCTGGGGGTGTTATGCGCCGTCCCGGTCACTGTTTTCTGCGTCACGAGGGTAACAAAGGACAAGTACAACGCAGATAAATCACAGAGCACTGTTACCTCCCCCTAAACTGGGCGGGGGCCTAAAAACCCCCGCCGTTTTTTTATTGGAGAACGGACATGGTCATAAATTTTAGACCGCTAAAAGTGGAAAAGCGCAAACCTATAAAACTGGTTCTGCACGTTCGTAGATCTGACTATGTAAAAAAAGAATCCGAGTTTGGGTACATAGGTCCACAAACGGCAGCAGAACGATTCGACCTGTATGCTGGCCGACACTATCGCAAAAACGGACACATCATATCCTGTTGAAGCGTTACTGCCAGTTGCATCTGCACCCATTACGGCGAAAGAGGCGAGTTAATGAGCTGCGCATATATATCGTCTTTATTCTTATTGGGTTTATTGTACTGCTCGGGTTTTCTTTAGGTCAAAAATAATGATTCAGGCACTGCTGATTGTCACCGTTATTATGACTGGCGCTGCGGCGTTTGCAGGGAACGGCTGGCTACAGGCCAAAGAGCAGCTTGGGGCGCTTAACACCGCCCTACAGGTGCAGCAGATTGAGGTCAAGAAAGCCAAAGAGACGAATGATAAACTAGTTAAAGATTTTCAGAGCAAGGCTCTAGCCCTCCATAAAATTCAAGTTGAACGTAGGTTTGAAAATGCAAAGCATGGTAGAGAAGTGGCGGCACTTCAGCGACGGGCACAAAAGGCTGAGGATGCGGGGGCAAAGTATCCAAATCGTTTGCCTTTATATATTTCTAACCGTATCAATCGGGGCATGTGGCTCGCCTGTAAGTCTTCTCGGGCTCAACCTCGATCTGACTGCAAACTCTCCATTATTAAAACACCCAAGGCCGGACGTTCTAATAAACCCAAGGGTAAGCCGAGGGTTCAACCCAGGAAAGATACCGCAAAACCAGCACCATAAGTATGTTTGTCTTCAGGTTTCAGATTTTTCTGTCCTTGAGGTTTGGCGGGCTAACGTGCGGCGAGTGACGAAACAATGCCACAAAGCCTTAGATTATTACGAAAACGCTATTGATAAAGCCGATGGCGAAGACGAAGAAAAGAAGAAGAAAAAGAAGAAAAAGAAGAAAAGCAATTAACGGTAAAAAATATGCTCACCAATTTTAATGGTTTGCTGCAAAGAAAGTCGCCACGCAGGAAACACTTTTGTTGTGTGGTAGTGTGTCGCACCCTCAGATACATCGAGGCGGTTTGAGATCGCGGACTTCGCCACATTTAGCGCGGTGTGCCAAGCCCCCCGATCGCGGATCACCTCTAATTGACCATCACACCAAAACGAAAATTGGCACCTGTTCTTAATTGGATGACCGGACGCATGTACCGGCCCCTCGAACACGACGGCGCAAATATTATTTGGATATCGAGGGCTCAGTTTGCGGTTGATAATGACATTAGCCACAGCGAGTTGACCGGCTATAGGCTCTGAGCGAGCCTCAAAATAAACCGCAAAAGCGAGGCAAGCTATCTCCAGCACGGGGAAAGTTTAAGTTTAGATGAAGTGCCGTCCGATTTGCGCTGCTTAAAATACACCCGGCTGAATGTTGTGGTCCTAACCCCCAAACCAAGCAATCCCATTGCCCACCTGTCGTCGTCGGCTATATGGCAACCGATGTACTCGAAATTCCCTGAACTGATTTCTTCTTGGGGATCGTTGCTCAACCTCGCTAAATTTTGTGGTGCACATGCACTCAGGACTAACAGTCCAGATAATATCAACATTGTGTTTTTCATTTACATATTCCTCATTCATTCATTCAATAATTTCTTTTCGGGAGGTCCAGGGTGCTCGAAGTAATCGTTGTACTCGTAGCGCCCTGGTCCGGGATCAATACACACTGCCCCATAGACCGCCCGCCCGGCGTGATATAACCGATGTGCTCTTTTGTATGTCGGCAAGTTGGCGGGCCAGTAATCAAGCTCCAAGTCTTTCTGCGCTTCGCACCACTCCTCAACCACGAGCCGGAAATCAGAGTAGTTCATAAACGGTTATACTCCGCGAGGATTTCATCGACAACCAACGCTGCATTGCGTGGCGTTGTTACGCGGTCGGCTAGGGGGCTGTTAACATCGATGCTCACTTTGAAGATGTCTTCGATCTCCATTATGAGGTGTATTTGGTCTAGGCTATCTAACCCAATAAATTCTGCATCGGGGGCAGCCCCGCCCGCAATGTTACTCCCGTCCATCAGATAACTGTCGGGCTTCACGGCCTCCTCGTTGACGTCGTAGAGGCCGTTATTAAGAAGAGCGAGAATGGTGTCGAGTGTCGTCATTCTTCTCACCATTTCTTCTTCATTGAGACAATGCTTTTTACAAAGGCGTCTACTTTATTTTTAGGCACCCACAGGCAAATCTTCTTGTGCGTTTCCGCCTTGCGCCGCTGATATCGATCTTGCGCTTCTGCATGTGCAGACCTACCTGTTTTCTTCGTCATTTAATTCTTCCTCCTTAAGTATCATTGCGATTGTTCGGGCGTACCCAGCTATGTCGATAATACTATCAATGTGTTTGGGTGAGTTGCACAGACGAGACATCTTCACGGCGATCATTTCCAGCGCGTGACGGATCTCAGGGTGAGGACAATCAGAGAGCGCCTCTTTAAGTTTTGTGATCCTCGCGAAGTCCCCCTTGGGGTGACCATAATCCACACCGCGATGATCGTTTATTTCTGACAGTGTGCGGTCGAAGATTTCAACTGTATCGGGTTCGCGTACAGGGACGGCATCTTGCTTGAAGATGTACTGGTTAGTAAGGTGGCTAAGACCGCCCGGCTTCATATTCGTGTTTGTAATCTGTTCTTTAAACCGTTTTGTATCGGCGGAGTACAATTCACGGTTCTTCCGTAACCGTTCAGCCTCATCATCCTCCGGTTGCTCAACGTCAGACGGTGCCTCGACCTTGCGCGGTGCTTTAGGGACAACATTTAAACAGTCTGTAGGATATTCAGGCATTGAGATCGATCCTTTCTAATGATAAATATTTTGACAGTATCGAATACTGACGTCCTAGACATTTAGCTCACCCTGTGCGGGATCGGCAGCCTCATAGTTGGCCAGCCACTGTTCCCTACTGACCAGCCCCTTTTTGCCCTTACCTCTTATAATTTTTACAGCTCGGCCTAGTATGGACTGCTGCAGGATGCGCTCGACCGAACCCATAGGCCACGGACCGCTAGACACTATGTACAGGGGTGTAAAATTATGCAGAGACAAGGCCGCGTCTTGGTCGATGCGGAACTTAGACTGCAAAGGCCAATACTCAGCCGGGGTGTTTTCTGTAGTTGCCCGTGTCCCTTTAAACACAATAGTGTTGCCCCTGTATTTTTTCTTCTTCTTCGCGGCGGTTAAAGCCTTCTCCAAATCTATCTTTAAGTCGGCATTTTCCTCCAGGCTCTTTTCCATAGCCGTGCTTAACCCTTTAACGTACTCAATCTGCTCCTCTAGATCGACCTGCAGCTTATGGATATCGGTTGGTTTATTAAACATGGTAACCTCCTATTCAAGTGCGGCCCAGTTCGGGCCAATGCCGCCCTCGACGATATTGTCGATAGGTGCGCCGGGGAACATGTCGAGGTAACCGGCGACCATGTCGGCGTTCATAACCTCGAGACATTCCTGTGTATCCTTGACGGCTGCTTCATCGATCAGCGCGTCATGGATGGTCGACAACATGCGCGTCATGCGCTGCTTGCCCCTTGCTCGTAACAGATCGAGCGAGTTCTTATGTCGTGTGATGGCACGAGCCATGATACTGAGAGCTGCCCTCTGCACCGGAAAATTTGCAGCGCGGGGCAGGTCCGGTCTCCTCGACATGTAGACTGTGCCACCGTCGACCATGCGGATGTAGCCGGACCTGCTGGCTTCGTCCATCATGTCAAAGCGTAGTTGAAATGCTTTCGGATACCGATCCTGCCAGAAGTCGATATACCCCTGCGCCTTGTCGGCGGTCGTGCGCATGACCGTCGATAGGCCAGTGGCACCTGCGCCGTAGATGATGCCGAAGCTGACGCCCTTTGCCGCTTGACGTGCTGCTTTACCCGCCTTTGTCTTCTTGTCGATTGTGTGGCCCGCGATGACCGCCGCGACTTCTGAATGGACGTCTCCCTCGACCATGTCCTCAAGGAGCTGCTCATCACCGGACAGCAAGGCCAGCACACGCAGCTCGATACCAGAGTAGTCGAGGGAGACTAGACGGCGCCCCATGCCCGCAATAAACGACCGGCGGACTGAGGTGCTCTCCCCAAGCAACTCGAGATCTCTCGGTATCTGTTGCAGATTGGGCGACGTACATGAGAACCGGCCAGTCTTTGCTGCGCCGATGTTGAAACGTGCGCGAACGCGCTTGTCCGGCGACATCTCTGACCTAGTGATTAATGTTTCACCGAAGGAAGATATGTATTTGCTAATGGTTTTATATTCTGACAGCGCGTCGAAGAAGTCCTCAAGAGGGGTGCCAGGAACTGCACCCGCTAACTGCTTTAACGTCGCGCCCTTCATAGATAGCAGACCTGTTTTCTCCGTCTTAGGCCACGCCGCCAGGAAGTCGCTCGGCATCCTTTGCGTGAAGTAATCCGACCATTGAGCATCCGACCTAACATTTGCAACCTCATCCTCGCCTACGAGGTCGCGTATCCTCTTGAGCCGAGTAGCCTGTGTTTTGATCCAAGATTTAATGAGCAGGCGGTGGTGCTTCGGGTCGAGTAACATGCCCGCAGTTTCCATCTCGATGACAGCGGGGACAAGGTCGTTGAACATTTTGAACCCCATCCACCGGCCCTCGTCGGCCTGCATCGACCAATAGAGCCACAGCTGCCATGTCCAGTGCGCATCACCGTAGGCATAATCGAGTTGGGATTGCGTAAGCGTCTTCGCGGCCCAGTCACTGATCTGTTCCTCTTTATCCATGTCGTGCGCTAAGTCCCACAGCAGCAGTTGCTTTAGGGAGTACGAGCCGCCGCCGAGTATAGCGCGTCTAAGGTAGCCGACATCTAGGCACCTTACATCATAGCCCGCGTCCAGGAACCACCGGTTCTCGAAACCCGCGTTGAATACAACCCACGATCCACCCTCGAAAATATTAGCGGTGCGCCTGAAGCCGCCCTTAATCTTGTCGAAGTCGACGAGGTAGCGGCACTTGTCATTGCAAAGGCTGACCAAACGGACGCGGCCCTCGGCAGGGACGAGGCACGTCGTCTCGAAGTCCAGCGCAGTATTTCCAATCTTCTTGCATCGGACCACTGCTTTGTCGAGCGCGGCCTTACTTGACACCATCGTGTATTTTGGTTTATGGATCGTCATGTCGTAATAGTATTAACCTCCTGTAGCGACATTGAAAACGCAACGTACTCAATCTTGAAGAACTAGCCCCGCCCCGCAAGGGGCGGGGTTAATTCTATCGAACTACTTTCGCTTCTTTTTCGCGGCCTTCTTGGCCACCTTCTTTTTAGGTTTGAGGCCATCTACAAGTTCAGACATGCTCATGTCGCCTGCAAGATATGCAGCAGCACTTGCACGAGTGACCCATGACTCCCGAGGCAGCACCGGTTTATGATTTGTGTTACCTTGCGCAACAAAACTCTCCGCCTCAAAATAAATCAGCGGTAAACTTGGCTCGCCTGCGCTTGCACGTAACCCTATCTCTTTCATCAGGTCGGCTATAGAATTACGACCAGACTTCGATGTTGAACTGAACTCGATTTGGGAGTTCTTCTTGTCGCACGCTATGGCACCAAAACCGAGCATCTGCTGCCAGCCCTCGCCGCTGCTCTCGCGGTACGGCCCATGCTCTGTGAGCATCTCTTTAGAGACAGCCTGCTCCTTAGTTTTAAGGACATCCCACTTAATACGGTCGATGGGTTTGGAGTTTTTCCAGCACGTCCAGCCCGCCACAAAGGTATGGGGCTCGACGATGTACAGCTGCTCAGGGTCGACTGGCTCTTTATCTCTACCGAGAGAATATAGCCCTGATTTACCTGAGAACGAAAGGTAATCAGATGTCCCGGCACCCGCGCCTGTCGTAGCGTCATCAGCAGCTTCTGATAATGCAGCGGCCAAGACCGCGTCGTCGATAGCGGGTAGAGAAGACGTGTTGAGATACTTTGTTAGATCATTAGACATATTTCTATTTCCTACTTCGTTACTTCGTTAATGGCACTATGCCCTTTTCACCGTCAACCGTTCTGAGGGTTGTCCGATGGTCTCAAACGGAGACAGGTCTATTCCTGCCGCCGCTACGGCCTTCCGGTTAAGGGAGGCGCGTCCTTTTGCAACGCTGACTGAGACGGCGAGGCCCCCGACGATCAGCGTCTTTGCATTTCGTTTGTGCAGCTCTTTAAGGATATCTTCTCTCAGCGTTGCCTTCTGCGATTTAATTGTGGCCTCGGTGTCCGACAGTGCCATGTACTGAGCCGCCGACCCGTCGAGCTGGCTGCCCTTGTTGGCTTTGCCTCGGTCGGCGTCTGCCTCCATTGTGACACCGCACACCTTGGTGTAAGGGCACATGGTTTTGCATTCGTTACCGCCGTCTCGCTTGCCCTCACGGTCGAGGTTGGCAACGTCCTTTGTACGGAAAATTTTAGCCGCACGCTTTGCCATGTTGTCGAGGATGCCTGCGTTAAAAGGCACGTCGAACTGGATGACGTCGTAGTAGTTCGACGCGTCCATGTAAACAAGCACGCCGCGCAGCTTCACATGATCAGGCCGGTCGATCTCTTGATCTATCATAGCCATTGCGATCTCTAGCTGAGTGATGTGTGCCGGTTTAGGCAGCTTACCTTTATTGGTGCGCGGATCGATTGTCTTAAACTCGGGCACGATCCACTCATCGTCGTATTGTAATATGCCGTCCGGTGTAGAGCTGATACTACGTTTCTCATCTTTCCACGTTTGCTGATCCGCACCGGCATATGCCAAAGGCACGTTTGCTGCGATGAGGCTCTCAACAATAAACTTTTCACCGTGGCTGCCGCGACGTGCAAAACCCCAGTCCTGATCCGCCTGTGGTGCGTCGTTCTTCGCGTACCACTGTTTGCGTATGCAGGTCATTGCCTCGGAGCCGTTCAACCACTTTTTTCGCTCGGTATCGTCGAACTTCCCTTCCTCTAGGATGCTCGAGCCGCGTATAATTTGCTCTTTAAAATTCATTTAACTCAAAATCCTTTTTCCAATGTAATGGCCCGAAAATTTTATGGTATTGGCTGTGCGCCAGTTGGACGGCCTCATCCGAGACTGCGCGGGCGTCCTCAGACAAGGCGAACTTCGGTTTGGCCTCACGCTCCATTGCCTGCATCAGCAGCCGCTGTATGCGCTCCAGCCTCTCGAGTAGTTCCTGTCGAGACAGCAGGTCAAGTTCTCCTTTATTGGTCACGATAATAACGCCCCAATTTAACCCGGCACGCCAAGTGCTCCACAGTTCGTCCACAAATTAAGATTAGAATATCACGCCAACAGAGGGTCACCTGATCCGGTCCGTGCGTCGAGGGTGTCCATTTCATGATACTTTTTCCTTTATCTGCATGAGGGTTTTATGGCCACGCGTCTTGGTTGCATTGATGCGAGCCACGGCCTTGTCCAAGTCGGTGTCGGTTGTGAGGATGTCTGCGTGTACATGGTGCGCGGTATCGCCGAAGTTCATCATGCGATAAAAAAACTGCTCCATGATGGCAGGCGACCAATCCTCCTCGACCACAACGATATGGCCACCGGCAGGGCTGAGGTCTATGGCAACGCCCATCGCGGAGATTTGTCCGATGAGCACCTGGATGATGCCCCGGTTGAAATCATCGATGTATACGTCTCGGTCGGTTGGTGATGTGCGGCCATCGATGACGGCACATCCGATACCTGCTGAGGTGATGGCGTCGTGTAAATCAATAATAACTTCGGTGTGCCATGCTCCGAGGAGGATAGGGCCGTTGTTGTCATCGATGCGCTCGACGATCTCGGCGACGGCTGCCTTAACTTTGCCTTTGCCGAGCAAGCGGCGGATCGTCGCGAGCCCTACGTCTAGATTAGACAAACTATTGTCCTGCTGGCTGGGCGTGAGTTTTTTAAAACCGAGCAGCAGTTGTTTTAGTTCATCAGTCATCTCCAGCCCGATCTGCAGCCGGTTGGTCGTGAGGTCCGGCATGCCCTCGACAGTCTCACGTCGCACGGCGAGGCCGCCATCAAAAATAAAATTGTTCAGCTCTTCTGTATTACGATTGCCAACGGTGACAATCGTTGGCGTCTTTTGGTAGGGGTGAAACCGGCGCTCTTGGGTGACACAGTAACGCAGGCGGAACCTACTCATGTCGACCTCGCCGATGCGATCCTTGAGCCCGGCGTAGTCGGCGCGTGCGAGGAACGTGAACATATCGTCGTTGTATTTGGTCGATGGAGAGCCGGACAGCAAAAATGTGTGCGAGACGCTTTCGCACAATCCGTGCTTGCCTATTATGGCGGCGGTACGTTTTGCGTCGATGGATTTTAGGGCGTGGCTCTCATCACAGATAAGCACCGTTGCGCATAGCTCCTTCAGCTCATCACGCCGCTTGGTCGCGATCTGATATGACATTATGTACGCGCCTGCATGGGGGCTGATCTTACTCGTGCCCGCCTTCAGTATCTGCGCACGTTGTCCGGGGAAGAAATCCTCGAACTCTTTTTGCCACATGGAAAGGGAGATGGGCGGGCCGACAATGATGGTGCAGTTGGCTGCAACGAGGCGGACGGCTTCGAGGGCTGTCAGTGTTTTGCCCGTGCGCATTTTGGAAAAGTTCCCAGCGAATGCTTTGCTTGCCAGAAATTCAGCATCCTCGATCTGATGGGGGAGCAGTTGCTTCGTCGTCATAATTAACCTCCTGTAATCTCATGTTCTGATTACGACATTATTGTCGTCGTCGTCAACCTGTAAATTTAAGGCTGCCCGCCCTTGCGGCGGGGTATGTACTCATCACTGCTGGTTTCCTCGACGAGGTCGCCGCTCGGCCAGCGTCGAAAGGTACGCACGCGCCTTTTGTAGCTGTAAGAGATAGGCACTGATACCGACCTCTCTAGGCCCAGCAGGAACTCGTCCACCGTTTTAATTGTTGGCCCCGGAGTTGGACCCCAGTTCAGATATCGTAACACTTAGGCGGCCTCCTGCTGTTTGACGCGGGTCAGGCTGTCGGTGTAATCGACTGCTTTCTGTGCGTGGGCGGCTGCTCTGAAGATTGCCTTCTTGTCAGCCTTGATGATCTTCAACCAGCCAGCGAGATACTGCGCGTGATCGTCCCGCACGGTACTCTCGATGCCAAGCTTGGCGCATGTCATGCTGGCATATATCTCAGCGACCAGCTCCTCGTTACCGTAATCAAGCGCACGGTCGGGGCCGCCGGGTTCGCCCTTCGTCCAGTGGCCGACCTCATGCAGCGCGGTGCCATAGTAAGCGACGGCATCCTCGAACTGCTCATACTCGGGGAGCTGG